CGGACTTGCAGAGTCTCTGAAGGTGCGCGTCATTACCAAGGGTGCCCCCTACACCACTAAGGTGCTACATCCGTTGCAGAAATTCATGTGGGGAGTTCTACATCGCCATCCGACATTCAAACTTATTGGTAGTCAAGCAGTTTCCGCGAGGGATCTGCAAGACCGCCTCGGGTCTGGGTTGAAGGATGGTGAGTTTTACCTCTCAGGTGATTATTCTGATGCAACGAATCAGCTCGCGCCTTGGGTATCGGAGTGCATCGCGACCGCTATTGCGGACGAGTGCCTTCTGACGCCTGAGGAACGAGAACTGTTCTTACGATCGCTCACTGGGAACATTGTCGACGACAAGGGTGTGATGAGCAAGCAGCTTTGGGGGCAGTTGATGGGTTCGATTGTGAGTTTCCCCGTCCTGTGTGTGGCGAATGCGGCAATGTGCCGTTGGGCCATCGAGGTCGATATGCAACGGAGTACTACTCTGAAGCAATCTTCTTTGATGATCAACGGTGACGATGTCGTGTTCAAAACAACAAGACGAGGACACAAACTTTGGGAGCGCATTACTTCCTTTGGAGGCCTGGCCAGTTCGATTGGGAAGACTTTCTTGACGCGTGCTTTCGCACAGATCAATTCTGTCAACTTTATTCGGCTGGCTGAGCCCACTTGGGAAATGCTCGATGGCAAGCGCCGCGTGCTTCACTTTCGGGAGACACCATACGTCAATCTCGGCCTGCTTCTCGGACTCAAAAGGTCTGGGGAGAAGGTCGGGTTAGACGCTGTGGCTGACTCTGAAGTGACGCTGGGCGTTCGCTGTCGAACATTGATTCGTTGCTGTCCACCGGACATGCGAGAATCAGTGATGCGCATCTTTCTTCGAACCCACCATGCTGTGTTGGACAAGTGCAAATTGCCATGGTTTATTCCTGAGCAATGGGGGGGTGTTGGCCTTCCCGTTGTTGTTCAGGCTTCGGACGTGCCGCGCGATTATGAGCCGGGTGACTTGATAACTCCTCACTGGAGTCCGTCAACACTCGATCTCAAAATTGCAGCGCGTCTCCGGGAGTTTCCCCGCAAGGTGTCAGTCATTCCAGATTCGACGCAGGCCAGTGGCCAGCGTGAGGTTCTAGGTAGACCGCGATACCCTGTAGGTAAGCCTCCGGTTGAAGCACCATGGGACATACACAAGCACGTTCTTTCTCGTCTGCCGGTACAGCTCCATTATGGGGATGTCAGTAAATCAGAGCTCTCTGCGTGGGAAACCACGTATGGAGCCTTGGTCTTTGACCTCTTCATGACGGATATGAACCTGCGGACGGAGAAGTCCGGTGCTGGTGTAAGTCGAGTATTGAGACAGAACCGTGCCAGCTGGCAAGCTGCGCAACGGGCGGGAAGGTTACCACCGCCTTTGAGTCTCTCAACGCTCCTTAACACTCGTCCTCCACAGCCCTTCCTGCCAGCGCATGTCTTGTCGATGTGGTCACGCACGAGAATCGAACCCCCGCCGGCTGTGCCGGAGGAGGAGTTTCCTCGAGTGCATGACTACAGAGCAGATGCGCTTTGGTAGCTTTCACATGGTTTGGCACATAGCGGAGTGCCTGGGGTGGATAAATCCCCATCTCGAATGAGATCCCTTTGCATGGAAGAAGTGGTCGCCTAGACCCCTTAGATAGTACCTGCGCCTCTGGCCCGATATCGTCTCCCTATTCAAATGCATACAACAAACTACACGACGGCTCCGGCCTCGATGATCATTCATAAACCTGTAAAGATTTACTTCGACCACATGAGTTGGGTTACATGGTGATTGTCCTGTCAGCGGAAAAGCTGTGGACGTTTGTTGCATGAGGCTTGTTAGCCGTCATAAGAATAGCGATTGTATCGCGTATCCAGAAGCGTGGTTGCTTACCCGAGGGCCCGAAGCTCCGCTCTGAC